GCATTAATAGTAACACTATTTGATTTTCTTCTAACCACTTGTGTTAAGTTTGTTGATGAGTTCCAACCAGCACCACTTGTTACATCTTGATACCTGATTGAATAATAACTTACATCTAAATCTGCCACGCTTGGCCAAGATAACTGCATTTGATTTGAACCAACCATTGATACCGATAACGCTGATACATCGGCTGGTGTATCAGTAGCACCTACGATGGTTCTTGTAGCTGTCGTATAACCTGATGAAACTCCTAAACTATTAATTGCCTTACATCGAACTGAATATTCTATTCCATCAACAACATTTAATTGATGATGGTTTAATACTGAAGCTAATCCTTTTGCAATAACTTTATAATCGCTTTCAGAAGTTTTTTTAGTTTCAACTTGATAATATTGAACAAATTTATCTGTACTAGCACCAATTAATATATTTAATCTAGTTAAAACAACTCCATCTGAATATTCAATTAATTCATCTGTTAATGTAACTGATGCTGGAGCAGTAACAGAAAATGGATTAGGTAAAGTAGTATCGGGTACTGTAGCCGCTTGTGTCTTTGTTGCCCAAGTGTAAAAGGCCGCTTGGTATTCTGTAAGCTGTAATTCTGTAGTTAAATCAGAATTAACTTGCATACCTTGAACTCTAAATGTCTTTGCAGAAAATGATGGTGTGGAGTGAGTTATATTTACTAATTCCCCAACCATTAAATCTAATCCTGTTGCATCACATCTTAAACCAACATTCAAATTATTTCGACTTCTTCTACAAATTACTTCCGCTAACTCCAACGCTTGATAATATGATGTAATAGTCGGGAAATCAAAACGACCTTCTTGAAGAAAACCACCATCCGCTGTTTTCATTGTTGCGTGTTGATCGGCTGACGTATATCCACTATCATTTATTTCTGGCCATTGTGCCTCATCGGTTTGATAATTTTTATCTGGATTAACAAATGTAACTATAACTCTATTAAATCTTGAATTTCTATCTAAACTAGATACTTGAATACCGCCTATGATATTATCTTCGGTTAAACTGATTGATGCACTTCCTGTTGATTCGGCTAAAACTTTATATTCTCCATTTGCATAATTTAGATAACCTCTAAATCCTGTTATCATTGTTTTTAAATTTTCAATACATTTTTGCTTCGTATCTATAACAGCGTTCATATCCATTAAATCAATATTACTAGCAGAAGTATAAGGAGTAACATCAACATCGCATACGTCTGCCGCAGTTTGCCAATCAGCATAATCGTCATCAAAAAAACTGTTAGCAATACCCATTCCAAATCTTGTATTACGCATATAGTCTAAAGTACATAAAACAGGATTATCAGACCATGCCCAAGTTGAAGCTGTATCTTCTCTATGAGAACCTGATCCACCTGTTTTAGTTCCATCTAAATTAGGATCATAAACTTTACGACCTTTGATTAGTGCTTTAACATTTGGTATTCCACCAAAACAATCTTGATTCCATTTAAACTTTAAAGCTAAATAACTTATTCCTCTTAAACGATGGTTCGAAGTCCAAGACGATAAAGCACCAACTGTTGTATTATAAGTTTGGTCGTCCCTACCATCATACCAAGTTACTGATATTTTTGATTCGCTGTCTTTATAAAAATTAGAATCTCCACTTCCAACTGTTCTTTCTGTTCCATGTGTTAATGTACCAGACCATGTAACTTCTTTATCATCAATATAAATTTTTTCACAAGATTCAACTCCACCTTCACATAAAGCCATTATCATATAAAGATAAGTATTATCGGCTCCTGAAGTTTCAAGGAAAACTGCGGTTCCACCAACTTTACGCTTACCATAAATAACTGGTAATGGTGCATTTGAAGAAGTTTTATTTACCAGAACTCCTTTTGCGTTTTGTTCTGCTTGTCCGTCCATGTTTGGAGTATCTGGTGTATCTGGTTGTTTAAACCAAGACATAGCCATTACTGCTATATTAATCCAAGAGAGCCAAGACGAGCCAGTTTTAACAATAGATGTGATTGATTTTACTATATTTCCCATATTATTCCTTTAAAAATTTCTTTTTTCCATTTGATACTTGTATTCTATTTATTCTTTTTACTTTTTGTCCTGTTTTATCTAATCTTAACCAATTAAAATATTCATCATCATTTAAAATTTTTGAAAAATAACTTGCAGTCCAATTATAAATTTCTATTAATTTATGTTTGCCTATATTAACTGTATCTATATGCCAACAATTTTTACCACTATCCCAATCTAATTTATTTAAAACGCCTGTTATTTTATATCTATTTTGTACTTCATCACTTAAAAATGCCCAGTTAGTAAAGGCGTAAGCAACTCCTGTATCAGTATATTTAAAAACTTTGTATTGATTAAGATATAAAGATGGCAAAATATGTTGAATTAACTCATTTTCTGAACATTGATTATAAATATTATAACTTCTATATAATGATATTATATTTTTTAAATCTTCTTGTGGCATTATTCTCTACCCCACCTAATATCTCTTATTGTTAAAGCTGAAAATTCAAAACCCTTATCGCCTGAAAAAAATCTTTGTTGAGATATATCCGATGTTGTTCTGCCATTTATTTTTTCAAAATTTCCAAAATGACTTGTAATCGTCATAGCTAAAATACAATCTTTACCACCATCGTTAATTTGAAAATCTGCTAAATGCCCATGAAATAATAAAAAAGGATCAGCAATACAAGTTGTTCCACTTACTACACCACGATAAATTTTTACTTCAATTCCTAATACATCATTATTTAAACAGGTAGAAATTAAAGATTGATCTACGCCTGAAAATGCCAAATTAATATTATGTTTAATGGGTGTATTTGATTCAGGAACATTACCAACACCTAATAGCGTTCCATCTGCATTATATGTTTGAGAAGAACCCTCAATATCATCTATTATATCAAATGAATTATCAGTCTTTCTGACTGGTGTTGCAAAACCTAAATAAACTAAATGACAAAAGCTAGGTGTTCCTGCTAATGCGTTTTTTACTGCTGTTGTTAATCCTCGTGTCATTTATTTTTTCTTCCATTTCCACGTTTGAGTTATTGATCTTTTTTCTTGTAACTTATCATTTTTACTATCTGTTTCAGTTGTACCATACTCCACTTTGGTTTCATTAGGTTCCATATAATAATTACACCCAGAAAGGCCACCAATGAGCAAAACCAAAAATAGTAATAAGATAATAATTCTATCATTTTTCATTATTCTTTTTCTTCTTCTTTTTTTTCTTTGGCTTCTTTTTAGACTTCTCGATAGTTTCTTCAATATTGGAAACCTTTTCTTTAATAAGAACCATATCTTGCGACAAGCTGAATGTTCTTGAAAGCGTCCACCCACCAAGTGCGATGAGAATAGCCAACAATGCAGTAATAATTTTATCATTCATCATATTTTATTTTAAAACAATTTTCTTAATTGACTTTGATCCATCTTTATTAATCTCTACTTCAGCTTCAGTTTTAATACATTTATAAGTTACTGTTTCGCTGTACTGACGTTCTGCCTCACGCTTTCCACGTAAACACATTCCCATTGAGTCTTGGATTCTATGCTCCTTAATCTCAAAATTTACAAACATTAATAATGCGACTACTGTTTCCATTTAGTGTGTACTCCCATTTGTATATTTCATTTCTCTATTTTGATCTTTTAGTTTTTCAATATCAGTTAAAACTTTATCCATTTGTTTTCTTAAAAATTCTATATTCACTTTGTTTAATGCCATTGATTCGATATGCTTGTTTAACTTATCGGTAGTTTTATACAAATCCTCAATCATCATAAATTGTTCAGAATCCGCAGGTAAGCTACCTAATTGACCTCGTGGCCACTTGATTCTAAATTCTGTATTTTCAGTTAAATCTTTTTCCATTAATTCTAATGTCGTTGAAATTTTATTTTGAGTTTCAATAATACCAAAATATGCCCACGTTCCTATTGCGACCATAGCAATCAAGGATAAAACTGTTTTCATTGGCATTTGAACTGCCGCTTCTTCTGATATTTTTAAAGGTTTAGGCATTAGTTATAATTATAACTCCCTGATGGAGTATCTCCTTTTTCTAAAATTTTAAATAATTGTTTATGTTGTTCCATAATATCCTCATCTGAATCCATCATTTTATCCATTTGTTCTTCTAACTTTAAAACTTGTTCTCTTAACACTTGTACTTTATCTTCGTGAACTGCTTGAATAGTAGAGAGTTCAAAAGTACGAGATAATGACCAACCACCTAAAGCTATTAATAGTCCAACTAATAATGTCATTAATTTATCTGCCATTAAAACGCCTCACATACATCAAATTCATAATTATATAAATTGTTAATACCCATACTATAACTTTGAACATTAGAAGTTAAATAAACAGTAAAAGGAACAGCATCATAAGTAACAGTCGAATCATTTGTTAATGCCTCAAGTAAAGGTGGCTCAATAGTTACAGTGGCCGCATTTGAACTTGGAGTTACATCGCTAACCACTTGATAAACTTTAGTATGACTTGCAAATTTTAAAAAATCTCCTGCCTTTAGTGAACCTGCTGAATCAGCGTTAAATCCATCAATCGCTATGGTAGTATCTCCAGCAGAATGAGAGCCATTAACTGAAATAGTAGTTGTTTCAGAACCTAAAGCGTTTTTTAAATTTGGTGGAGTAATTGTAAATGTTTCTTTTGAACCTCTTTGTTTTGTAATAAAAGCAAATATAGGTGCAAATTCTGCTCTTGTTAAATTTGTATATTTACAAGTAAATTTCCAACGCTGGTTATCTATTTGTCTTGC